CGAGCGAGACGTACTGATACGCGAGGTTCGCGGGATCGTACTCCTCGTCGAGAGCCGGACCCTGCCCGTAGAACCAGGGACCGTGATAGCGGCGGATCTGATCCTTGACGGACTCCAGGTGCTTGTTGCGCAGCCGCTCACCGGACTCGATGAGCTGGTAGAGCTTGACGGGCTCGTGGGAGATCAAACGCGCACCCTCCGGCTCCTACGCAGCTCCTTCTCGTGCCCGAGCAGGTCTCCGAGCGTGCCATACCCGTAGGTCTTCACGCGCTCACGATCGCGCACGGGACGCTTCCAGTTCTCCGCGCACACATAGCGTAGTTCGTCGCAATTCGAGACGAGCAGCCCGCCGGCAAAGTAGACGTGTGCCCCTTCGACGGTGAGATTATAGACGGCGGCCCTACCGGCCGCGCGCACGCTGGCTACAGCGTCGAGAGCACACAACAACGCGGGAATAGCGATTGATGCGGAATTCCGAACCGCACGCCGCGCAGGTGCGGTCGATGTCGTCAACGCCGGACGCTCGCCGAAAGGCCGATTTGCATTTGTTCGAGCAAAACCGGGCGTTAGCGCGCTCGATCCCCGGATAACGCTTTCCACATTGGGCGCAGTGACGCTCAACGCGGGCATGTGCCCGCCCAAGGGCATGGACGCTATGCCACGCTTGCCCAGCGGCAGAGCGATGCCACGCTGCGGCGCGCGGCCGGATGCGGTCGAGCAACTCGCGGTTGCGACATCGGCGCTCCTCGCTGAATGGATGCTCCCCGAAGTGATCGCGCGGCCTGAGCGCGACGAGGTTCTCGGCGGCGTTGTTGCCGGGATTCCCGTCCCGGTGATGAACATGGACCCCCTCGGGTAGTGATCCGTGGACCGATTCGTAGACCGCCCGGTGCATGTAGACCGATCCGCTAGGCCCACGTCGCCTGAAATAGCTTCGCGTTGCCCAGTTAGGGTGCGTCGGGTAGCGCCGCCATGTGAACCCGCCCCACTCAACAAGCTCCGGAGTATGCTTCCCGTTTCGCATCCGTACAGGCTATCGCCGTACCGCAGCGCATCCAGGCGGATCCAGCCAGAATTCGACCAGAACGGATGATTCCCGGTGGCCTGTACGGTGCGCCCTTCGACCGTCTCAAGCTCATGGATGTGGGCGTTCAAGCTCGTCCTCGCTCGGGCAATCACCCGGCGCAGGCCCACGGGCGTCCACACCATTTCACCCGGCTCAACCCGTTCGATAGGCACAGGCCCGCGCTCACAGGCAACGGGCGTCCCGGCAGGAAAACACATGTGATCTGGCACATCCGGATCGGTGCGATCGTCGATGATCTCGCCATGCGCGTCACGCGCGAACGTGTAGCCAGGGATCTCGTCGTACCCCTGCGTTGGCTGATTGGCTTCGAGCAGCTCGGTGTCCACTCCGAAGCGCAACGCGTCCTTGAGGAAGCGGATCCTCGGGATGCCCGTCTCGTCCTTCTCCAGCCCCCAGCGCACGAGATCCAGCCCGCCCAAGTCGCCCGTCACGCTCTTCGCCTTCTTGTTGTCCGCCGGCTCGCACAGACGCGGCTTCTTGTGCTTGACGAGCCAGTCGTTCATCAGCTCGATCGCATCGGGTCGTGAGGGGTCGCACATCACCCGATCAAGCGCGAACTCGTCATCCAGCTCGCACAACCGCTCCGCCCACCACTCAAGCTGCTGCTTCGTCCGGTACACCCCGGCCACGCGGATCAGCCGCTTGTCCCCGTCCCTGCCGTAGACGGAGAGCGAGCCAGGGGCCGTGTACCCCCAGTCCATCCCGCCGATGTACGTCTTGATCCCGAGGGCTTGGAGGTCGTACTGGCCGTCCTGACGCTTGGAGGCATCGATGACGTGGATCTCGGGATCGTAGTTCTCCCAGACGGCCCCCTCCGCGCCGGCCCAGAGGCCATCAACGTGCCGCTTCTTCGCCGTGCCCGTGTAGCGCTTGAGCGAGTCATTTAGGAACGCGCGCCCCTCGACGGTCGGCGCTTCGCTGTCGAGGTCCCAGAGCAGCGGGTTGTCCTTGTGCCTCGTCTTGAGCCGCTTCGCCAGCCCCTTCTCTGCGCGTTGGTTGAGCCAGTGAGTCGGCGCGTCTGGGTTGCATGCGTAGAGCATGAGTTGGAACGGCATCCGCCAGTTCCGAAGCGAGCCAAAGAACGGCTCGACCGCCTTCCATGTCAGTTCGACAGCCTCCTCACAGAAGATCACATCCCAGTCGCTCGACTGGTGCTTGGTCGGCTTGTCGAGGCCGCCAAGGACGATGCGCGAACCGTTCGGAAACTGGTAGTGGTGGCGCGACGTGCGATCTCCCGCGCCGATCGAAGAGTGCCCCGGGCAGATGTCCTCCTCGAACGTCTTGCAGAACGTCTCGGTGAGGCTCTCGCGCGTCTTGCGGATGACGAGGATGCGCGCGTCGCTGTACCTCTCCGCGAGCTCGAAGAGGAAGAACGCGACCCCGCGCGACTTGCCGGTCCCGCGCGGCCCCTCGACGAGATACTCCAGAACCCTCGGTTCGCCCGAGTAATCCTCGATCTCGTTCATCAGCTCGGCGACAGCGCCGCGCCACTCATACTCAAGAACGGCCATTGATCTCCGTGCGGTTCGTGGTGACGCGCTTGGTGATGATCTGCTGCGTGCCCGAGGTCTCGATCTGCTGCTTCACCGGGCCGTCCGTTCGCTCCATGAGTTTGAGAACGGAACCGATATCTCCGCCGGCCTCGGCGAGCTGGAGAGCGAGGTCGGCCAGTCTTTCAGCGCGGACTCCCTCTCCGTGCTGGTTCGGATGTTCTGAGAGCTTGCGAAGGAGCGGACGGAGGATCGAGGCCCCCTTTGGCATCCCGCCTGGGTTGCCGCTTTGTCCGGGTTTGAACTGGTGCTCGCGGGGCGGCTTCTTGTAGCCGACGCGATAATCTCCGTTCCCAGATCCCTGACTGTGAGGGACGTTCTGCTCATCCGTCACCGCGGTTGTTCCCTGCTAGTACCCCATGCGCTTCTTGCCGCTGGGGTTGGATCCCTTGCCCTTGGGGCCGTAGTGCCTCGTCTTGCCCTTGTGTTTCATGCCCTTCATGCGAGTTACTCCTTGATTCCAGAGTGGATGAAAATTCCAACGCGACTAGGATCGCGCCGATACAAATGGAGACGGTTCATCGTCCCCGTGCGAATGTCGAACTGGCTGAGTGCGGTTGAGACGTGTCGCGTCTCACCGCAGAGCGGCCCGCCGACTATCGACACTCTCTCCATAGTGGCGTTGGACGGTTTGATCTTGGGTTGCGGCTGCATGAGGTCAGATCAGTTGCCGAACATGGATCGGCAGGTTGCGAGGTTGACCACGGCGATGTCGCCGGAGCCGTTTGCTGAGGTTGTGGTGATCTCGTACTCGATGCGGTAGGTGCGTCCGCCCTCGGCCTCGGTTGTGGCGAAGACTGCGGAGAGGTCGAGCTTGTGCGCGAAGTTCGCGCCGATGTCGTCCTCGGTCCAGAGTGTGCCAGCGTGGGCTAGCGCGTCGAAGATGACGCCGCCCGGCATGATTGCAATGGGACCGTGGATGAGCGTGTGATCCTCGCTGTCCCAGACATTGACCTCGATCGAGTCCACATCCGCCAGAACCAGGAGCAACCCGTGCGCGCCGACGAGTTGTGCGAGGGTCCAGATGCGTCGGTTGCCCTCGTCGAAGGTCGTGCGTGCAATGAGCGGGGCCGGCATGGTGGCTACTCGCAGACGCCCTGGATGCGTCGAGGTCCAGGCACGAACGACGAGGCGAAGGAGCAGGTTGGCATTGGTCGCTGTGGCTCATCCGAGATCGGCGCGTAGAGCAGCTCGATGACATCCTGCGTGATCTGCACGGTCGGCGCGACGAAGTCGTCGAACAGGTACTCGATGACATCCTGGGTGATCTCGACCGTCGCTGTGCCGCCGAGGGTCTCGATGACATCCTGGGTTGCCTGGACTTCGGGCATCGGGTCACGCGACTAGATCCTGGGTCTCGATGCCAAGTTCGAGGCTATCGAGTTTCGACTTGGACCATGAAACGGAATCCCTTGGATCAACCGCATAGATCGTTTGTTTTATGCTCCACCCGCTCGAAACGCTGAACTCAGCATCGAGCGCAATATTGGCCGGGTCTGCATCGGTATCCACGCGAGTAAACAGCTTCACGTCGTTCGTGCCCGACGGTGCGCGGATCGTGGTGCAGCGCTGAACCGCCTTGATGGTCGCGATGTCAGCAGCGGAATCCTCTAGCGTCCAGGATGCTCTGTCGGCATTGGTGGGAGAGTCGTCTGGATCAGCGGTGGTGCTGATCTGGGTTGTGTCGCCATCGATGAGTGTCTCGTTGAGGCGAGAGAAGAAATCGGATCCTGAGTTGGGTTGCCAGTTCGCGCCGACTTCCTGCGCGTCGAACAGGCCGTCCGCGTCCGCATACTGCACACCGCGTCTTACATTGCCGAGAAAGTCGGATGCTGACCATATCCCACCGGATCCAGAGTATTTCTTGGACCAGACCCAGGCGTAGGTCGAGAACGAGACGCCGCTTCCTCCGCCGAAGGATGGCGAAATCGTGTCCAGGGTCGGGCTCGATACGAGCGGAACCGAG